GAGAAAAGAAGAACGCTCGTATTATGCAAAATAAGCAAAAAGCAAAATGCCGCATTTCACCGGAAACTATTCGCTCTTTTTACAGTTGGGTTCAAGTATTGGGTTCCGGGAGAGATTTCTTGCAAATACGGAAAGCCTGAAAAAAACTTTAACCAGTTTCGGAAAGATTGCACCATCCTTGCCGGATATTTCGATATTAACCATCGGCTCGACGGAACATTCCGAGTTGAAGCGAAAAGCCTGTCATTTGACTCGATGAGCCAGGAAGAAAGAGAGGGAGTTTACTCAGCGTTGATTGATGTTTTACTCAAAAATATCTTTGAAGGATATACCGAGCAAGACGTTATCCAGATGATTGAGAAGGAGGTTTTAAATTTCCTATGAGCAAAGCAACAGCAGCACAAAAACGGCTATGGGGCAGGGTTTTCGAGAATGGCTGTATAGCTTGTGACCTTGAAGGCAATTTCACCTTTCCTCAAATCCACCACTGGCGACGATACGGCAAGCGTAATCACATGAAAGTTTTCGGCTTGTGTCCTGTCCACCATTGCGCCGTAAATGCAGTACCAGGAATACCAAACAGGCATCTTAATCCAATCGAGTTTGCCGCAAAATATGGCACCGATGAAGAACTTTATACGCTCTGCATGCAGCAGATAGGAGAAAAATGAATATCTACCAAAAACTGATTGAAGTGAGAAAGGCTGTACCATACCTGAAAAAAGACAATACCGGTCACCAGTTCAAATATGTAAGTAGTAGCCAGGCACTAGGCACACTAAAGCAAAAAATGGATGAAATGGGCCTTTTGCTTGTCCCTAGCGTTTGCGGTGAAACAGTCTCTGACCACACCACAAAAAAAGGTGACCATGAATATTTCACCGAGATCAAACTTCGCTATACGTGGGTTAATGCAGAGACACCGGAAGAGACTGTAGTTTGCGATTGGTACGGTCAAGGTCTTGATAACGGGGAGAAGGGTGTCGGCAAAGCTATGACCTATGCCGAGAAGTACTTCCTCTTAAAATTCTTTAATATCGCCACTGACAACGACGATCCAGATTCTTTTCAGCGGAAAATTGACGATCAAAAACCTTCTGCATGTATCACCGAATCTCAAGTCAACACTATTTCCGCATTTATTGACGAAAACGGCATCGACAAAGCGAAGTTTTTGTCATGGGCAAAAATCAAAAGCCTGTCAGATATTACCGAGAATAACTATGACAACGTAATCAACACCCTGAAAGCACGGGTCAAGAAGGTGGACGCATGAAAATACTCGACAGCATACAGCAGGGGACTTTGGAGTGGGTGGCAGCACGTACAGGATTGCCAAGCGCAAGCCAGTTCTCAAACATCATTACATCCACCGGCACGGCCAGCAAAAGCCGTAAGAAATATCTCTACAAGTTGGCAGGGGAAAGAGTCACCGGACACCGCGACGAACTTTACCAAACTCCTGCAATGCGCCGAGGCATAGAACTCGAACCAGAGGCCAGGGAAACATTCGTAATGTTGACAGGCATCGAGGTCGAACAAGTCGGAATGTGTATGCACGACAGCGGCCTTTTTTCCTGCTCCCCCGACGGCCTTATTTCTCGCAACCGTGGATTAGAAATAAAGTGCCCAAACATGGAAACGCACATTGAATACCTGTTGGGAAACAAAACACCAGCTGATTACTACCAGCAGGTGCATGGCAGCATGTTAGTCACAGGTTGCACAGAATGGTTTTTCATGTCGTACTATCCTGGATTAAAGCCATTCATCCACCTCGAAAAACGCGACGAAGACTTTTGCAACAAACTCGAAACCGAGCTTATAAAATTTTGTTCCGACTTAGACAAAATCGTGGAGGAAATTACACAATGACAACATACCCAGATCCTTTCACCGAAACAGAAATAGCCGAAGGAATACAGTTTTCACACCACCGCTACGCACAGGACGAAAATTACTTAATAGACGCAGCACACAGGGTCGGCGAGGTGCTGCAACTCGTTTACGCCAAGTGCGGCGAGGCTACAACGAGGGAGATCGTCAAGGCGTGTGGGCTGTCTAATTACGTAAGCTATCGGGGGTAATATGATTTGTTCAAGTCCACAATATCCTCTGCATTGCACGTTTGCAGAAATAGCCATGCTTGAAACGTATTTGATAAACAATAAGCGTAACATCGAAATCTTCTTTTCCGGTGTTGCTTTCTCAGCATCATGTCACGGAGTGTCAATTTATTTCGAGTCTGACAAACGCCGGGGCATTGCACACGACATTATCCTGAATAATTATCAAGAAGAAGAGGAATAATAATGGAATCACTCAAAATACAAATAGGCGGCGATCATTACAAGCACATGGCAATCCAGCCTACCGAATATTGCCAGCGCAACCGGCTGAACTTTTGCGAAAGTGCTGTAGTCAAATACGTGTCGCGCCATGCCAGCAAAGGCGGCAGGAAGGATATTGAAAAGGCGATCCATTTTCTTGAAATGCTGCTTGATATCGAATACCAGCAAGCAGATCCTGACCTATTCGCAGACCCGCCACCAATCGACAACGCGCCGAAATGTCAGGCATGCAAAGAATTACATTATGGGGTTGGAATATTATGATTGAAATTGAAAGAGACATTGTCTTGTGGCACCGGGCAACATTCCCAAATGCAAACGCAAAAGCTGTTATAGACAAATTGGAAAGCGAATTGAGAGAAGCAATATGTGAACTCAAGTTTGGCGATATGCAAAAATTGCTTGAAGAATTGGCGGATGTTTATATCGTCGCTTGCTCTTTGGCAAATCGCCGCGACCTGTTCGAGGATAACGTCACAATGACGCGAGTTATTCAGGATAAAATGAATGTGAACAAAGCGCGAACATGGGGCGAAGAGGACGAAAACGGGGACAGGCCGAGGTGCAAATAATGGATTACCAAGAGTTTTTGAAAAGTAAAATTATTTTAAACAATAGCAGCGGTTTTACTATTGATGAATCAGAAATAAACCCGATGCTCAAACCACATCAACGCGAAATTGTTAAATGGGCAATATTCGGAGGTTGCAGGGCGATATTTGCCTCATTTGGGCTTGGCAAATCATTCATGCAACTTGAAATACTTCGCATCATAATGAAGCATTTCGGAGGCCGCACGCTGATAGTTTGCCCACTGGGAGTAAAGCAAGAGTTCCGCGTCGATGCTGAAAAACTCGGTATTGATATAAAGTTCGTCAGGCGTGATTCAGAGGTAAGTGAAACAGGCCTTTACATTACCAACTATGAATCAATAAGGGATGGAAAGTTATCACCTGATTTGTTCACCGCTGTAAGCCTTGACGAAGCGTCGGTATTGCGATCTTACGGCAGCAAAACATACCAGGAATTTCTTTCTATCTTCGGCAACGTTAAATATAAATTCGTTGCCACGGCGACACCAAGTCCAAATCGGCACAAAGAACTGATTCACTACGCTGGCTATTTGGGCATAATGGACACAGGTCAAGCGCTTACTCGATTTTTCCAGAGGGATAGCACAAAGGCAAACAATCTCACTCTCTATCCGCACAAAGAAAAAGAGTTCTGGTTTTGGCTCAACAGTTGGGCCGTATTCCTTCAACGTCCGTCTGATCTTGGATATTCAGACGAAGGATATGATTTACCGGAATTGCATGTCCACCTGCACGAAGTTCAAACAGAGTTGGAGTTTAAGAAAGAGCGCAACGGTCAATTTAATATGTTTGGCAATGTTGCTCTTTCTTTACAAAACGCCAGCCACGAGAAGCGCCGGAGCCTTGATATTCGCGTTGAGAAGATGAAGGAGATAATAAATGCTGATACTGAAAAGCATTATATCATCTGGCACGATCAGGAAGCAGAACGACACGCAATAAAGAAAGCAATCCCGAAATGTGCAGAGGTTTTCGGCTCGCTTGATCTTGAAACCAGGGAGCAGAGAATCATTGATTTCAGTTATGGGAAAATAAAAGACCTGGCCACTAAACCAATCCTGAGTGGCTCAGGTTGTAATTTTCAAAGGTTTTGCCATAACGCTATTTATCTGGGAATTGGTTTTAAATTCAATGATTTCATTCAGAGTGTTCACCGTATTCACAGATTTTTACAGGATAAAGAATGTCATATCCATTTGATATACACTGATACCGAAAAGCAGGTGTTAGCGGTACTCATGGAGAAATGGCAACGACATAAGGAAATGGTACAGGTTATGAGTGAGATAATTCAAAAGCACGGTCTTTCAACGTTACGTATGTCCGGGGAACTTGCAAGGAGTATCGGTTGCGAGCGAATCGAAGTAACTGGAACAAACTATAAGGCAGTAAATAATGACTGCATTGAAGAAACAAAATTGATGGAAGAAAACAGCGTCGACCTTATCCACACATCAATACCTTTTTCAAATCATTATGAATATTCACCGAGTTATAACGACTTTGGCCACAATACCAGCAACGACACATTTTTTCAGCAGATGGACTTTCTTACACCTGAACTTTTGAGGGTTCTTTCACCTGGCAGGGTTGCAGCTATTCACGTAAAAGATAGAATACTTTTCGGCAATGTTACCGGATACGGTATGCCGAGCGTTGACCCTTTTCATGTTACTTGTATCCAGCATTACCGGAAACATGGGTTTATCTATTTTGGCATGATAACAGTTGTTACAGATGTTGTCAGGGAGAACAACCAAACATACCGGCTTGGATGGACCGAGCAATGCAAAGACGGCTCAAAAATGGGAGTAGGTAGCCCTGAGTATATTCTCCTTTTCAGAAAACTACCGACAGAGACTTCAACAGCTTATGCCGACGAGCGAGTTGTGAAGGACAAACAGGAATATACCCGCTCACGCTGGCAGATTGACGCGCACAGCTTTTGGAGATCGTCGGGGGAAAGGTTGTTGTCAGTCGATGAATTGAAACAATATCCGGTTGACGTTATCAGGAAGACTTTCAGACAGCATATGTTTGAAAATATCTATGATTATGAGGCGCATGTTAAATTCGGAGAAAGGCTAGATGAATCAGGTTCACTACCGTCAACCTTCATGCTTCTCGATCCACCTTCCCATCATGCCGATGTTTGGGACGATGTTGTTAGGATGAGAACGCTTAACGGAAATCAAAAACAGAAAGGGTTAAATAATCACATTTGCCCTTTGCAGATTGATATAGTTGATAGGATTATAACAAGGTATAGCAACATAGGCGATACTGTATATGATCCTTTCGGCGGGTTAATGACAGTGCCATATAGGGCTGTCACGCTTAAAAGAAAAGGCATCGGCTGTGAATTAAACCCTGAATACTTTTCAGACGGCTTGACGTATTTGGCACAAGCCGATAAACAGGTGACTATGCCAACGCTTTTTGACGTTGAGAAAATGGCTGCATAATATGGAAAACGAAAAATATTGCGGCAAGTGCTACAAACTCGACCGCATAAACGACAAATGCGAGCGATACCACGCGCCACTTGTGAAGCGTAAATCGCTTGGTTTTTTCCCGGTGTATGAAAAGTGCGCGGCGTGTTTGTTACTGCACGGGAAGGAAGAGCTGAAACGTTATGATGGGGAATAAATCATGGAATGCAAGAGGTGTGGTAAGTGTTGTAGTTTGACAATACCAATATCAGCAGGTGATGTATTGCGATGGCACAACGAAGGCCGGGACGACATTTTGGGTCGATTGGTAATAGTCGGAGAAGGTGTTGACGCTTGGTTTAATCCAACCACAGGGGCGGAACTTAATAAATGCCCATTTTTGAGGAAAACGAATCTAAGCGAAAAATATATGTGCAGTATTAACGACACAAAACCTGACGCTTGCAGACAATACAAACCTGGTGAATGTGTTGGGTGCAAATAACCACTTTTTGAATGCATGGAATTGACAATCCATCCAGCATAAAAACTAAAATCGTGGTATAATATGCGTGTCGGGTGGCTCCCGGCTGGTTAAAGTTGCAAACGGAGAAATAGAAAGTGAATAATTGCTCAAATAATCGACGGCGAACGAATAAGAAGCCAACATACTACAGCCTACTTTCTGGCTCTCCGGGTATGTCTTATGCGTTCGCCGTTTTCTATTTTGGTGAAATTATATGAATAATGAAAATCAGTTGGTCAGCAAGAACGAAGGAACAAACCAAGAAAAGGAATTTTTTTTATTGAGGCTTGAACGTTGGAGATGGTCAAAATCAGAAGATATTTCTAAAGGAAGAAAAATCGAATTTTATGATTCTTCCCCAGGTGGAGTATTGCTTGACACTAAAGCAGAGTGCCCTTTATGCGAAGGAGAAATGATAGTAACTGCCGGGAACGATACGAGCAATAACATAAGTGCAAGATGGTGTTGTTGTGGTGCTTGCGGAGTTACCGGA